CCTTTGTAAGTTTTCATATAAATAGTTTTAAAGTTTTAAAGATTTTAACCTATTTATGGATCGGATAAATGCCTGATAATATATATGACGTAAAGGTCGGAGACAAACTCACTCCGGAACAGATTAGACTTGCCGCTGGTGGTGGTGCAAAACAACAACCACCGGCAGTACCAGTCGGAGAAACTGTGGGCGGTGAGAGTTCTATTAGACAACTCAAGTACCCACTAGAAGATACCGATTACAAGGCACGGGTAATTTTCAGTTTAAATGAAGATAAACCCACCGGCGCAAATAGTAACAACGTCTTCGCCTCGCAGACCAAAAAGTTGAAAGGTGATTTGGAAGTTCTGAAGAAAAGAGCTAACGAGATTGCAGCCGAAGGTGATGAAGAAGAACTTGAGAAAATTATCGATGAATCAAAAAAACTCACCGAACAAATAAGATCATATGAAGGACTTGAGAAACAGTCAAATTCTACCAGACAAAGTATTCCCATAACTACTAGTTCAATTAGTTTATACCTCCCTTTGGGTCTTGCATTCCGTGATAATGTGACATATGAGAACTTTGATCTGGGTGCCGCAGGTGCATCTATGGAAGCTGGATTAGGTTTCGCAGAATCTATGGTCAAAGGATTGGGTTCATTTGTAAGTCAACTTACTAGTGGAGATAATGGAGATCTTGCAAAACTCGCAGGTGTTCAACTTGCATCTCAGTTTGGGTCGTATGGTGCAGAGGCACAAGCAGCTTCGAAACTTGCCGGTGGTGTTACACTGAACCCCAATTCACGCATATTGTTCAAACAACCGAACATTCGTGAGTTTACATTCGCATTTAAGATGATTGCAAAGTCTAAAAAAGAAGCAAGAGAGATTAATGAAATCATCAAACTGTTGCGAACCGAATTGTATCCGGATGAGATTACTGCGAATGTTGGTGATGCTTCAATATCATTAGGTTATAAGTTCCCTAACAAATTTAACATAGCATTCGAATATGACGGTGATAAGATTCCTGGCCTTGCCAAGATCAAACCGTGTTATCTTCGTGATGTATCTACAACATTTAACGCATCTCAAATGGCAATGCACGAGGATGGTAACTTCATGGAAGTTGACATGACCTTGAGTTTCCAAGAGACGAAAGCACTAGTACGCAAAGACGTATCTGAAGGAGGTTTCTAATGTCATATTTCTATAACTTCAGACCAACACTTTATCGGTTTGGTGACGAGACTTCTCTTTCTGTCGCGACCAATCTAACACAATATGTCGATGCTATTGACCAGATAAAGTCACGTGATTTACTTGTTACCGACTATACTATACCTGCCAACGAAAGACCTGACCAAACATCATTTCGTTTTTACGGAACTACGGATTATTATTGGACATTCTTTCTCATGAACGATCATATCCGAGAGGGTGGTTGGCCACTGACCTTGTTAGAGGTTCATAGTGCTGCACAGAAAAGATACCCACACCGAATGGTAACGGTACAGTTGCAACAAGAAGATGTTATTGATTACTATGATGATGACAACCAACCAATCTATCGTACTAAAATTATAGGTACCGCACCTGACCAATTTGAAGTTGGTGCTATCGTAACGGGTAACGTATCCGGTACCAGAGGACGGATCATCAAAAGAGATCTATCACTCGGAACGTTTATTATCGATACTATCAATGTTGTATTGACTTCGGAAGTAAGTGAAGAGGTTGTGACTCCGGACTCTAATGGTATTATAAACCTAGAGAGGACAGATGCATTAGGGGCAGAAACCTTTACTCAACCCCTTACATGGGTGTTATTGAAAGATGGTTTACAAGTATCTTCGTATGAAACAACATTAGATCCTTTCGAGAGAAAAGCAACCATCACCAATGTCGCATTCGATCCTACTTCAGAATATAAGTTGACGTATTATATTAATACCAAGAACTTGACTGACGGATCTTTTCAAACCGGAGAAGAGTTGTCATATACCAATCCTGCGGGCACTGTGACATCAATGTTGGTATATGGTGAACAACCTCAGTATTTGGGGACGCATCACTACGAAGATGTTGATGGTAACTGGATAGATATTAATCCACTGACCCAAGTCAAACCGGTGGGTGCTGTCGAAGTGACCATGAAAGACTATCTGTCGAATGTGAACGAGAGTCTCCGTCAAATCAAACTCATTAAACCCAATTCTATAAAGGGTATTGTGAATGAGTTTTCTGAACTCATGGGTCAATAATGGAAAGACAATCACAGTTTAAATATAAAGTCGCCGAGATAACTTCGGACAGGTTACCGGATTTCATTGTCGATGTTCGTTCTCTGATCGTAGAATTGGTGTTCTTTGAGAATCTAGACAAACCATATATCAGTGGTCAAGTCATAATATCTGATGACCAAGGAATATTTGACAGTTTAGGATTCAGTGGAACCGACAGACTGCATATTAAAATGTTAAGTGAAATGAGTAAGACCGAATCCGAAGAAGTTGTTATGGATCGTTCTTTCTTATTGACCGGTATCGACAACATCGTCAAGTCCTCTAACTCAGGCAATTCTTCTCTATACGTATTTAGTTTTATAGACGAACACGCATTCGTGAGTAAGACCAAAAACATTTCACGTGCAATACGAGATGACTTGAGCACTGAAATAATAAAACTGTGTCAGAACGAATGTGGTAAGAATGTGGATATTTCTTATGCAGGAGAATCTGTTCAGAGTAACTTCAAAGGTATCATTCCATATATGCACCCCCTTGAGGCTGCAACTTGGTTGACTAACAAGGCAACCACATCTTTGGGTATGCCATTCTTTCTATATGCGTCTATCCATGAACAAGAACTAAGACTCGCAAGTCTGGATGTTATGTTGCAACAACCCGCATGGAACAAAAAGATTCCTTTCATCTTCTCTCCTGCTAACACACAGGCACAAGAAGAGAGCGGAAGTCCAACCCTTCAATATTTTCAAGTCCAGTCGATGAAGACTAGTAAGTTACAAAACACACTCAATCAACTTATGTCTGGTGGTATAGGTTCATTATATACTGTGACCGATATTAGTAATGGTCGTACAACCGCACAACACTTTAGTCTAGAATCACTATTATTGAAGTCTAGTGAACAAGGGTTTATAAACTATGCAAAACAAAATGTTTATGATGCATCGTATAAAACACCGGATTTCGTTAATGTGAACATCGAAGGGGATCACCTACATAATACCAATGCAAAGATATTCCATAGTGTAGTATCTCGGGGTGTTTACCATGACAAGAAAAGTATTCATGACGAAGTGAGTCCTTCTATGTTCCTCAAGAAGATTGAGAACCTTGCATTCCGAAACGCCATATTCAAAAACATGATGGATGTTACGGTGCCGGGGCCAGGTTTCATTGCTTCGGGTGGTTCGGTAGGTGACAAGATCCGCATTAATGTTTTGAACGATGATAATAATCCCGAGAGTCCGGATCAACTCGATGCATTAAAGAGTGGTGACTTTCTTATTTACAATACAAGACATACCTTTAGAGATACTCGACATGATGTTGCAATGACAGTATTCAAACTAGAGAAGGGGCCAAACATTGATTAATTATTACGGTGATAAGGTTCGTTGGTTTGTTGCTGACGTAATCGACACATCCCCTCCTTATGGTTTGGAGGGTCGTGTACGTCTGCGTATCCATGGTATCCATAACCCATCTACTCGTGAAGTGAGACAGAATGATCTCCCGTGGGCGCAGGTAGTATTACCTACCACCGAGGGTGGTGTGTCTGGATTGGGTTCTACTCCAAGACTTGAGGCAGGTTCTTTTGTTTTTGGTATGTTTATGGATGGTACTGAGTCTCAGGTTCCTATCGTGATAGGATCATTACCCCGTACAGAATATCCAACTTCGATTCAAAAACAAGTTGCATTCGATAGTTTACTTGAGAGAATAAGTCCAGACCAAGAGTTCTATAACCAATCAACAGGTTCTATCGATGAGTCCTCGAAAGCATTGAAGAATGAAGTCAGAAACTTCCCTATCGACGAGTTCACTTCGAAGTTGCGCAGAGATGTTGCTGTTAAGTTCTTCCTTTCTACCGGATACAGTATCAAACAAGCTTGTGCGATAGTAGGTGCAATCTCACGTACTAACAGTAGTTTTGATACCACATACACAAATGTGGGTGGTACCGGTCTGATGGGTTGGAGTGACGTTAGGTTTACTCGTCTGAAGGCCTTCAGTAATGAATGGTGGCATTTCAGTACACAATTAGCATTCATATCATATGAACTAAATACTACTCACGTAGATGCAAACATTCGCATTTTGAATTCAGATATTATTGACAAGTCAAAACCAAGATCTCTGGGTAAAATTATAGGTCGTCATTATGCTCCTATTCAAGATGATTACAACAGTGAAGTAAAAAGAGTATATGAAATATATGCGAATAAGAAGGTATAGAAATGTCTAATCTCCAAAAACTTAATGATGGTCTCAAGGCAAAGGTCGTATCAACTGCAAACTTGGATGTCCTCAATGCGCAAGTCGTAAAGTCTCAGGACGCTAACATACTAAATTCTTCTACTGTACTCGGTAAGAATGTGGAAGTTGATGTGAACGGATTCAAGAGTTTAGACAACAACTCTAAGGGTGATACAACAAGTTCACTGTCGCAAATACTTCCTACTGCGGGAGTATACCCCAAAACAGATCCATCCAAGATGATAACTGATGTTGGTGTTCCTAGTGTCGCAGTGACAAATGTAGCAACACAAATAACAGAATTTGTTTTAGACGGATCGGGATTACCCACCGAAGACTCCTCGGGTAACCCTATTACCCAACTAGTCGATGGCGCATTAGTACCTACTGTAGTACAGACCGGAGAAAATTTACCGAGTACAATTCCTGAGATTACAAAATCTTTGACAGGTATTGTACCACCCGTCGAAAGTATTACTATTGTTTCATTAGGAGGTTCCGCACTCGATGAACTTGCCGGTGCAATCGAAGATGCATCCGAAAGAAAAGGTACGTTATTAAGTTCTATCAAGGCAACCGCATCCGCATCTAAAGCCGGTGGTGATGCACTAGGTGATTCTATAACCGAAGGTATAGGAAATGTACAGAGTAAATTAGATGAAGTTGCCGATAAGGCAAAGAGTGGTAGTTTACTGACTGAAGTTGCAAGTGCAGTATCCGCAGTCGAGGGTGTGGGTAATTCTATTGCCTCTGCGGCCGCATCTGTTACCGGAACACTTACTTCTGCATTAACGACTGGACTCGATGAAGCAAAGAGTATAATCTCGGATGGATTCGGTTCTATTACGAGTAGTATAGGAAGTGCGGTAACGGATCTTGTTAGCGGAGTTTCTTCGGATATAAATTTAGGATTTGGTACTGCACAAGACCTGTTCGAAGATTTGACCGGTTCGGTTGGTAGTGCTCTTACTGGATTGTTCGGTGCGGGAGAATCTCTCGATAAAGATTTTCTCTCGGGTATAATGAACGATGTTATGTCTGGGGGAGACATCAATTTAAGTAAAGCAATGAAAGCACTTACCTTGAAGGATAAGTCTTTGTCGCCAGAGATGCGGAAGGTCATTCAGGAAACTGAAGCTGGTAGTGTCGAAGAATTCAATCAAACGATAAACAGTAAAGCAAGAGCTGCGGGAATATCCGAGTCTGAATTACAAAACTTTAACAATCAGACCACTAAGATTGAGAATGCACTTAGTCTAGTGGACACCACAATAGCAGGAAGTGTTGTATCTGAAGCAGGTGAATTCTACACAGAAGATCTGGATCTACTAGAACTTTCTAAACGATACTCTGCCGGATACATTAGAGAATTTAGTTATGTAGATTCTAAAGAAGAACTTGGTCTAGAATTTGTTAGAATGACCAGAGAGGTATCTGAAGTTATTATTCACGCAAGTGAAACTTATACTAATGCGAACATTGGTGCAGAAGAAATTCAACTAAGACATAATGATGCGGGTCATCTTGGTATCCAGTATCACTTTGTAATTAGACGTGATGGTACTATGCAACGCGGGTTACCTGTAGATAATGTTGCACAAGCAAGCGACATTAACAGACACAAGTTCAACTGTATTGACGTATGTCTGGTCGGTGGTGTGAACGTTCCCTCTGAAGCTGACAACCCACTACTGAATCTATCTGCGAGTTCGTTCACTATATCTCAGATGAAGACATTAGAAACACTCCTTGAACTGTTTTACCAAACCGTTCCGGGCGGTCAAGTACTGGGTCACAATGATATTGATATCTCATCTCAAGATCCATACTTCGATGTTATATCTTTTGTTGAGAATAAGTTTGGTAAGAAGACAGTATACTCAGATCCGTTGACAGAAACATCATTAGACCGAAATGGTCTGAAACTGAAGAAGGCCGTATGACAACTATAACGAATAAAAAAACGATAGGTGATAATCCTGCAATTGAAAATACCGAAGGTGTTCCAATTGATGGTTTCCAAGATCCTACAGGAGAATTCCCCAAGAGGGAATATCATTACGGGTCGTCATTAAACAGATCTGCACGTGGTCTCAAGGTAGAGAATCTTTATCTTGGGGGTGGTACCGAAGGAACTGACTTGGATCTCGAAGACCAAGAACCTTCTCGATTCCCCTTCAACCAAGTAAAGGAAACTGCATCGGGACATATCATCTCCTATGATGACACGCCTGGCGGAGAACGTATTCTTATCAAACATCGTAAGGGTGCAGGTGTAGAAGTACGTGCAGACGGGTCTGTAGTCATCTCTGCGGTCAATAACAAGGTTGAGGTTACTGGTGGTGACCATACTGTTATTGTTGAAGGTAACGGTAAGTTGGTGTATAATGGTAACCTAAACTTAGAAGTGACGGGTGACTATAATGTCAGTGTTGGTGGCGATTACAATGTCAACGTTGATGGTAATACTAATACCGAAATACGTAAGAACAATACCACAACGGTAGGACTGAACACCGACTACACAACCAAAGGTACTGCGGTAAACAAAACAATCGAACACAAATCTGATATTGTTTTGGGTAACTGTTATGGTACAATCAAAGGTCACTGGAAGAACAACGTAGGTGCCGAGATTGAAATGTTCACCGGTAATCGTTTCCATGTGTCTGCCGAAGAAGAATTTGTAATGACAGCATTACAGGGTAATATTTCTGCAACTGAAATCTCGGTACTTGGTATGAAAGGTGCGATTGGGGGTGAACAAGTCGAGTTTACTGGCCCAGTTTATATGGGGCCTCAAGGTGCGGTACCATTTACTTCGGGAGCATCATTCTATGGTTCTTTCCATGGACAGGCGCTCGAAGCGATAAAGTCTAAGTTTGCACATAAAGCAGAGAACGCTAAGACTGCGCAACTAGCATCCAAGGAAAAGGGTGGACAACCAAGTGGTGGTGCGCCTGATGTTCCTACTAATATGGAATCATTATCTCCACTGAAACCAATACCTAAGACAGATGCCGTTGCAGGTCTTTTGTCCGATGGACACTTGTCTATACGTGCAATATCAATTGATAGTAAGGATGCTATACGAAATCATGTATTGTTACGTGATGACTATGCGGGTCTATTTGAAAAGGAACCCACTATAAATGAAATCCGATCTACAATGCGAGACGAAGCCAACCGAACCATCCTCAACGAGAAGGGTATATCATTCCCTGACGCACTGATAAAGAATGGTATGATTGCCTCTGACTGGACAAATCCTTTGCCTCCGAAGGTGGGACGTATTGCCAAAAAACAGACATCTCCAAGATTTGGTTATACTCCACTTGGTAACTCAGTGAAAAATAGAGGTAAAAGATTCAAATGATAACAATTGTACCGGATCAAAAATACAATCCAGCTTTGGTTGACGCGAAGGACATTACCTCTTTTACTAAACTCTCGCCTGGAGTATCACTCTCGAAGTTTCTTGGTAGTAAAGGAAACCCGTGTAGTTTATCGACCATAGACAAATACCAAAATAGTCCGTATGAAAGACAACAACTCGCGTTCAATCTTTATTTACACGCAGAGTTGTTCCGTAGAATCAATGGTAACATTGACATGTTCAAAGATGTACGTCTTATTGTCTCGGAGGGGGTTTACCGTGGTGGCCCTCTTGAAACAGTTGCAGGAGAAAATCTTCTAAAACAAGACGGACAAATGGTAAGTTACAAAGTTGTGGATGAACAGGGTCAGATAGATTACGAAAGAACATTTGATCTTGCTGAGTATATCAAGGACTATGTTGGTTACGAGAAACTTATTCTAGAGTATGATAAGTGGGATCCAACAGGAAAACTCAATGCGCAAGTGACCGTTGTAATGCCGAAAGTCGATGGTATTACTTGGAGAGTGTATTATAAAAAACAATTAGAAACAAGATACAACGGGACACTTTTTGCAAAGAATGAGTTAGTAGAAGTTCTCGAAGACGTATAAATAGAATTATAATATTTTAGGAAAGACAAATGGCTAGAGCATTTTCTATAGAAGACGGTGGATTACAACAATTCTCCACTATCAAAGCGACATCGAACAGTGAGTATATCGATATTGACCTTTCGTTTGCAGCGAAGGGTGCCGGTGACGTGTATAAGAAAACTGCGGTATCATCTGTCATGCAATCTTTAAAAAACTTATTGATGACAAACCGAACCGAGAAACCCTTTGCTCCATACTTTGGTGCAAACCTCCAGAGTTACCTCTTTGAGTTGATGGATCAAGGTACAATGAATCAGATGGAAAATGCGATTATACAGAACATTCGTGCTTTCGAACCAAGAATAAATTCCGAAACTCTACAAGTAATTCCCGAAGTAGATGAGAACGGAAACAGTGTTACACTTACGATAATTTTTAACATCGTAAATTCTAATCAATCCGTAGAATTTACAACCAGACTGAATAGGTTACGATAATGGCAACGACTATTAATTCCTCATCTTTAGATTTTGATGCGATCAAAAACAATCTAAAGACATATCTAAAACAACAGTCGGAGTTTTCGGACTATGACTTCGAAGCGTCTGGTATATCTAATCTATTGGATGTATTGGCTTACAATACGCACATCAATGGTTTAACTGCAAACATGGCGTTGAACGAGTCTTTCTTGAATACTGCACAGTTGAGATCTTCGGTCGTATCACACGCAGAGACATTGGGTTATGTACCTCAGTCAAAAACTGCGGCACAAGCAAATATCAACATGTCTTTCAACATTGGTATCGATCAATCAGATGTACCTGAGACTTTACAGATTGCATCTGGATATAAGTTTAATGCATCTATTGATGATGCATCCTACACATTCCAGACTAAGGAATTGATTCAGGCTACTAATGACGGTAACAACTTCTTCCAGTTCACAACACTGTCGGGTTCTACCAGTATCCCTATTTACGAAGGTATTGCAAAGACTAAAACTTTCTTTGCAGGGGAAGATGCAGAAGAAACTATGTACATCATTCCCGATCTTAACCTTGACCGTGCAACTGCGATAGTTAGAATATATGAGAGTTCAACTTCTGATGACTTTACTACTTATGTTAATCTAGAAACTGCAACTAATATAACTGCAACCACTCCTGCATACATTCTAAAGGAAGCACCAAATGGTTACTATGAGTTAACCTTTGGTAATGGTTCCACACTTGGTGCGGTACCTAAAGCTGGTGCAAAGATCACAGTTGAGTATCTCTCGGTAGATGGTGCGAATGCAAATGGTGGACGATTATTCGAACCCCTTAATACGGTAGAAGTGACCGAACCGACTAGTGGTAGTGGTCTACAAAGATTACCTGTAGTATCGACTGTCAATAGATCGGTCGGTGGTACTAACAAAGAAACTTTGGATTCTATTAGACGAAACGCACCATTCCGATATGCAACACAGAACAGAATGGTAACACACGTTGATTATGCTAACTTGGTGTTACGTTCATATGGTTCATTGATTGACGACATCATTGCTTGGGGTGGAGAAGACAATCTTCAACCAGAATATGGTCAGACTTTCCTGTCAATAAAATTCAAAGGGGATGTTACACAATCCCTAGAAGATATCACTAAAGACGATATCAGAGTGTTGGTCGATCAACTTTCTATTGCTTCGTTTGGATTACAATTTACTGATCCGGTAGAGACTTTTGTCGAAACCAATGTCTTCTTCCAATACAATCCGGACTATACTAACTTGTCGATCAATGCACTTCAAGAACAAGTTAAAGGTGTAATGCTAGATTACTTCTCGACCAATACCGGTAAGTTTGGACAGGCATTCCGTAGGTCTAACTTATTGACTTTGATAGATGACGTGAGTCCTGCTATTCTATCATCTCGCGCAGATGTGAAGATGCAACAACGTTTCACGCCTTCGGCTGGTGTAGAACAGGATTTCAAATTTAGTTTTCCTTCTTCTATCGCCAATCCGGATGATGTGAACTTCATTATAGAATCTTCTACGTTCAAACGTACCTTTGGTGGACAATCATTAAACTGTAAGATTAGAAATCTTCTGACCACAAACAAACTCCAGATCATTGATGTTGGTACAGGTGACGTGAAGTCCGACAACATCGGTTTCTACGAATCCGGTTCTGGTATCATCAATCTTGTAGGATTTAAGTCGGACGAATCGAAGTTGATCAAACTTTCATGTACTCCTGCTAACGCAAGTGCTATAGTACCACAGAGAGAATACATTCTAGATTATGATAATACGAGATTAAGTGCGAAAGGTTTACGTACCACAGCGAGTAACTAATGTCAATATTCGATAAAACACATAAAGATACTACAAGACGTGACATCAATCTGAGAGCGGATCAGATCGAGTCCGTCTTACCTTCGCATATCCTTGCAGAGTATCCTAAGTTTGTAAGTTTCATCAAGGCCTACTTTGACTTTGAGAATCAAGAAGATTCGTTGACTCGTTTTTTGAACAACATGTTCGAGACGCGAGATGTGTCACAAACAGATTTGGATCTTCTTACTTATTTTGAAGATGAGTATCTGTTAGGTCAGAATTACTTTCAAGGGTTTGTTGATAAAAGAACCGCAGTAAAATACTCAAGTTATCTGTATCGTGCCAAAGGTACTAGATACAGTATTCGACAATTCTTTAAAACTTTCTTTGACATTGAACCAGATGTTGTTTACACAAAACAATACATATTCAAGTTGAATGAGTCTAAGGTTGGTGCAGAGAGTGCAAGGTACCTTACTGACAATAAACTATATCAAACCTACGCAATACAGATTAGATCAGAACTTTCTCTTGCGCAATGGCGTGATGCATATAAACTCATGGTGCATCCTGCCGGTATGTACCTTGGTGGTCTCACTCAAATCGTAGGTACTGCATCAATAGATCAGTTACAGTATGATCCGGGCGAAGCAATCAAACCACCGATTGTATTGGAAGGTATTGGTGGATTATCACCACTTGGTTTCCAACAACATACCGCACTATTCGACTTTGGTGCGACCGATGAAGGAGGAACTTTGAAGTTCCGAACAAATATGGGTAGTAGTGCAGGTCTGGCCAGAGACTCAAGCGAGTTGTATCTGGGTATACCTATGGGTAATGACCTGAATGACGTGCAAGATCTTACAATCGATAACCTCGATAGACTGTATTCAAGTCTTGGTGAATACCTCACGCCTGATTCCCCAACGTTGGATGATGATAGTGACGGTTCAACTACTTACTCTGGATTCGATTTATCATCTACAGAAAGTATAGATCAAGAAACCTTCACGTGGAACCCACAGGTTTCTCGTATAGATTCTGATAATAATCTATTCCAGACTCCGGTCGGAGATTCTGATGGAGAAATTTCTCTCCGTGAAGTAATAGATAACAATTATTAGTATAAATAGAACATATAATCTTTAGGTAAAAAGAGAATGACTAGACAAGTATTAAACAGAGGCACAATCGCGAACGATGGTACGGGTGATACACTTCGTACTGCATCGTTGAAGATTGAACAAAACTTCCAAGAGATCTACAGCAAACTTGGAGATGGTGCATCTCTGATGGCGTTGATCGACTTTGACTCTTCGGGTATTATATTCGAAGGATCTGTCGAGAACAATTTTGAGACTCGTTTGCAAGTCGCTAACCCAACAGCAGATAACACGGTTACAATACCGAACTATTCTGGTGCATTGGTTATGGACTCTGCAACACAAACATTGTCTAACAAGACTTTACTAAGTCCTATTTTGACTACCCCACAGATTAATGACACTTCATCGAATCACAGATATGTGGTTGCAGTGAATGAGTTGGCTGCGAATAGAACAATTACATTACCACTGTTGGGTGCGGCAGATACTTTTGTATTTAATAACCACACCGCAATATTAAAGAACAAGACACTTCAGAATCCTACTCTTAACTCTCCGGTTATCGGTAAAGAGATTCTTGATAGTGCGGGTAACGAATTAATACAATTCCAAGACTCCGGTTCTGCAACAAACTTTATTCGAATTGGTAACTCCCCCACTAACGTACCTGCAATAGTGCAAGCTGCGGGTGAAGCAAACTCCGCACTATCACTCAAGGGTTCGGGTAATGGTGGAGTTAAAGTTGACTCTAAATTTGTATTAAAAACACAGGGTATTTCGACAGGTGGTGGTACTGTAAGTGCAAATTCACCAATAACATTATTCACCAATGGTACTACCGGTGCACACAGTTTAGCAAGTGGTACATCTGGACTAAATGGTGAAGTTAAATATCTTGTTAATAAAGGTGCGGGTACGCAAACTATTAACGAAACTTCAAGTAATCTTGCTGCGTATGCAAGTCTTATACTACCACAGAACGAATCTGTTACTTTGATGTGGTTTGGGACTCAGTGGATTGTGATAAATAAAACTGATAACGTAACAACTTCGTAGGAATATATAAAAAATGCCAGTAATTACCGATCAATTTAAAAAACAGGTCTTAGATGATCTTCTTACGGACTTAGACTCTTCTTCTGTAAGATACTATGCGGCCATTGGTAGATCCGAAGATTGGAATGCTTCTGATCTTGCGACTGTTCCTACTAATGATTCACGTTCTGTCAGACAGGCAAGAAGTTCTTTGCAATCTGCAAAACTCATCGAAGATGCCTCATATGTAATTCCACGTAGAATATGGGTTGCTAACCTTATCTACTCTGCATATGATGATAACGATGTAGGTTTCCCCGAGAATCCTTTCTATGTAATCAACTCGAATAACGAGATTTACATCTGTTTGGAACAGGGTAAGAAACAGGATGGTTCTTCGCAGTTATCTACCAACCAACCTACTGGTAACACTACCGGTACACCATTCCGTACTGCGGATGGTTACACGTGGAAGTTCCTTTACTCTATCGGTGCATTACGTGCAGATAAGTTTTTGTCATCTGCATATATGCCTGTAAGATTTGTTGGTTCAACCGACTCGGATTCTCCTGCCGAAGATCTACAACAACAACTAGTCCAGAACGCTGCGGTAAAAGGACAAATCGTTGGTTATAAAGTAACTAATGGTGGATCTGGTTATACATCTGCACCTTCGGTAAGTATCGTAGGTAATGGTACTGGTGCGATTGCTTATGCGGTACGTGCGGGTGAGACTATCGTAGACATCAAGGTCAAGGCCGACTCTGCGGGTAACTCGGGCAACTCTTACTTTGGTAGTGGTTACGACTATGCAAACGTATTAATTTCTGGTGGTGGTGGTGACTCTTGTATTGTTCGTCCTGTATTGGGACAAGCATCTGGTGTTGGATCTAATCCTGTTATTGACCTGAAGGCAAATGGTGTTATGTTTAACTCCAAACCAGATGGTATTGAAAACGGTGACTTTATTACTGGTGACGAGATATTCCGTCAAGTATTATTGGTACGCAATCCAAGAGTTGATAGTGCAGAAGGTGTTTTACTTACATCTACTTCCGCCCTGGCACTTAATAGTATTATACACGATGGATCAGGATTTGTCAAGTCTATTGTGCAAAAATCTCAGATTCAAGGTGTTACTTCTGGCGCAGTTGCAATCATCGACAACACTAATGATTCGGATACAATCTGGTATCATCAAAACGAAACAACTGGATTCACTTCCTTCCAAGTTGCAGAAGAAATTCAGGTGGTAGGTAACACAAATATTAACGGTTCGATAACCAGTAAAGTAGACGGTGAGTTTAATCCGTACACTGGGGATCTACTATATATTGATAACCGTTCAGCTGTAACGCGATCCACCGATCAAACCGAAGACCTGAAAATCGTAATTACTATCTAGGATTAAGAAATGCCAAACACATTTACAGAACAAACATTCAGATCAACCTACAAGGATGATCACGCGGATAGTGATAATTACTCACGTATCTTGTTCAATGCCGGTCGTGCATTGCAAGCACGTGAACTTACACAGATGCAGACCATCATCCAAAAAGAAATTAAAAGGTTTGCTGATAACATATTCCAAAAGGATGGTGTTCCTACTAAAGCTGGTGGTGTTGCACCTAACAACCATTATGCGTTCATCAAAATAGAGAACGATCAAAATAACTCTTTTGATACTGTAAGTGCATTGAAGGGTGTCGTGTTAACTGGTGCGGATTCGAGTATCAAAGTCAAGATCTATGAAGCAGTTGCTTCTGTGAACAGTGACCCTGATACTCTTTTTGTCCAGTACTTGGACAATCCAAATACACAGAGTCCTAGTCTACCACTTACTACTAGTACCTTTGTTACGCCTGGCGAAGTACTCTCCAACGGGTCTAACATTAACTTAACAGTTCAAACAATCAACACATCTACCAATCCGGCAGTCGGATATGGTTCTCAGGTTGAAGTTGGACAATCAGAATTTTATGTTCAAGGACACTTTGTATTCTGTCCTAAACAGAGTCTATTCCTTGATAAGTATAAGAATTTCCAGACAGCAGATATTGGTTTTAAAGTTATTCAAGACATTATAACAGTATCCGATACTGATGCACTGTATGACAATCAAAATGTAACTCCTAACCGTGCTTCGCCTGGCGCAGACCGTTATCGTATCCGACTTGTTCTTACTAGACGAGACCAGATGGTGACCGGAGATACCTTCGTGTATTTCGGTCGTATCGAAGGTGGTAGATTAGTCGATCAACAATCTGATGATGAAGGTTTCAATAAAGTCCGGAATCACGTTGCTACACGTGTCCGAGAGATTAATGGAGACTTCATCCAGAAGTATTGGAAACTTCGCGTAGAACCTAATGGTACAAACGCATCATCTACATTGATGTTGAAGGTAGATCCAGGCACAGCATATATCGATGGATATAGAGCTGCAACTACTTCTACTCGCAATATACCGATTCCTAAAGCAAGAGACACTATTGCAAGAGAAGAAGAACAGATTGGTATCGACTACGGGAACTACTACTATTTCGATAGTGGTGTTGGTATGTTGGATATTGATACTTGCGAAGAGGTGACATTATATGCGGGTTTTGGTGGTGCAGATAGTGCAATCGGTACTGCACACATTCGTGCATTGACCGAAGGTTCCACAGGACTTCGTACTGGTGGATACACCTATGTGAGACCACCTTTATACAAGGCACATTTATTCGACATCCAACGAGATAACTATAATTATAGTTTACGTGATGTCAAATCTATTAAATCTTCGACCAATACTCACTACATAAACCTTGTTCAAGTAACAGGTAATGGCGGAAGTATTGTACATGAACCTAAGAAAAATGCTTTACTGTTTGATACTCCATTAAGACGACCCAAGTCTTTCACTGATGTCACTATGACATTTATGAAGAAGTACAACTTTACGGCTTCTGGTACTAGTCACACAATCACACTGACCGATGCTGGTGAACGTTTTGTTAATGAAAGTGATATCCTTGTTGCTTCTGCAACTGAGTTTGCACCTTCAAGTGTTGCATCAAATATCCAATCCGGAAACACAGACATTTTGTTCAGTGGGTTGTCGAATGGTGTTGCATATGAAGCAATTGTATTCATAAGAAAAACTAACGCAAGTGTTAAAACAAAGACACTGACCGAAACCGTGGTAACTGCTTCATTAGACTCTGATGGCGCAGGTGTATATTTCCTTCCTCTCGGTAAATCTGATGTCTATAGTATTCAACGTGTATCTCTTAATGATTCTGATGGTGAAGATGTATTCACCAGTTTCTTATTCGATGCGGGTAACCGTACTACTCACCAAGATGACAGTAGATTAATCTATTCTGGTGGTGGTTTTGATAGTGCAGGTCAATCCGTATTTGTACGATATAAGTATTTCGAACCTTCGGTAAGTGGGCAGTTCTATGCTGTGAACTCTTATGATGGTCAATTGGATTATCTTAAAGTTCCTGGCCAGAAATTGCCTGATGGTGGTCTTCTGTCACTACGTGATGCAATCGACTTCCGTCCTTCAACTGATGGCTCTGGTTCATTTTCTGCTGGTTCAATTTGTCCTCTTCCGGTACCTACCGATACTATCACTACAGATGCCGAATACTACTTACCTCGTGCAGACCGTCTGGTAATATCTAAACAAGGTGAACTTCGTTATATCACCGGTTCTTCTTCGTTGAGTCCGAAATACCCTGATGTTCCTGTGGATTGTATTGATCTTTATAAACTGA